ATAATGATACCTAATAAAATTAGAACACCTGTTGTAATTAATAATATAACTATGTCTTTAAAATTTTTAATCATTAGCAATTCCACTTTCTAAGTGATTTATTTATTCTTGAATCTGGATCCCTTGCAGTCTTAGCTGAAGTTAATCTCTTTTTCATTCCAGACATACGAGCGCAGAAACTCTTTCTACGTTTTGCAGCTTTTGATCCTGATTTTAATTTTGATGGTTTAGTGGTTACTGCTGTTTTTAATTTGGAACCAGGGTTCGCGGCTCTGTAAGATGCAACACCTTTTTTATTAAGTCCACCTGATTTAGATTTGCCTTCTTTTCTAGTCCAAGCTGCAGAAGCCATTACTTTTTCTTTTTAGGTTTCTTGGCAGTCTTAGCTGATCTTACAAAGTTAGCTTTTGTTGGTGCGCCTTTAGATCCAGGTTTTCTCATCTTCTCACCTGATCCTGCAGCGATTCTTTTTTTCTTAGCGTGTATGTTTGCGTATAGTCCACGTTTTGCCATTGTTTATCCTTCGTTTAAGATTGTTTTACATAAACTACAGTATTTAACTTCTTTTCTAACTGCAGCATTTTCGTGTTTACAAACTAGTTTAGATTTGCACTCACATCTTTTTCCAAAGATTTTATTAATAAGTTTTTTAAGCATTTTTCTTTTTAGGTATAACACCTTTAGCCATTAAGATATCTTTCTTAGTAATTTTTCCATCACCTGAATGATCTGGGAATTTATTTTTTTTCTTTTTCTTTTTAACAGGTCCACCTTTTGCATACATAGCTCCGCCCTGCATACCCATGTCAGACATAGCTGGATTCATAGATCCACCCATATTTTTTTTAGCTCTTCCGCCATTCATTAGTTTTTGTCTGTTTGGATTTGTTTGTGTATTATAGTTTCTATTTGACATTATCTTTTCCCCTTCATTGCTTTGCCAAATCCTCTTAATGCTTTTCCACAACCTTTAACTCTTCCACCAGATTTATACGCTTGGTTCGATCTATTATAGTCTTGTGTAGATGCCTTAAATTCATTAGCCGCACCAGATTTTGGTAAAAGATTAGCCATAGAAATAGCGTACTTTTTAGGTTTAGCTATGCCTGCAGTATTTTTTTCTGAGGCTCTATTAACATAATCATATTTTTTATCCGGACCACTAAAAGTTTTGTTGGGAGTATCTTTATCATACTTACTAGCTGTGATACTATTTTTAGTAACTCTAATTCCAGGAATGGGTTTTTTAGCTGTATCTTTAGATTTATTATCTTGAATAGTTGTTTTAGTTTTTACAGCTGTATCTTTTTTAGGTGGTGAATATGCTTTATCCGAAGTCATAGACTGTTTTGCTTTTTGAGTAGTATCTATTCCACCTTTACCATCTTCAGTTGATGCTAAGTCTGCTTTATTTTTTCTTGCAGCCAATGCACCTGCTGTAATAACTCCCGCTAGTGCTGCAAGTCTTCTGTTTCGTTTTCTAGATTTTGCGCTCATAATTTTTTATCTCCAAGTTACTTATTCTTTATCAGATGTGTGGCCTTAAGTCCATAGACAGAAGCAATGACACCTACAAAAATTGTTTGATACCATAACGGTAAATTTCCAAAGTGTACGAAGAATAACTCCATTTTCTCCATATGTACAGGATTATCTGACCATACTGACCATCCCAGCATTACAATGGGCACCGAGAGCAAAAGCAAAATAAATTCGTCCTTCCAATCCGAATTTCTCGATTCTAATAATTTTCCCTGGTAAGCTTCCTCACCTCGTGCCATTTTAGATGCATGCATTAACTGTGCATCAGACATAGCCATCTTCGTTCTCTGTTTGTTAGCGTATATTTTACTGCCTGCAGAAACGGCTAATTTTAGTGCCGAAATCCACATGAGTTAGTACCACTTAACTGAAGATTTTTTAGATGCTAACATTCTTTTTTGGCCACCAACTTTATTGATAGTCGGTTGTCCTAAAGGAACTTTAACTTCTACAGCCTCTGAAAATCCATCTGAGTTAGTTTTATGTGTATTAGAACCATCTGCTCTAGGTGTATCTGATACAACAGGACCAACATAATTTGGATTGTTTTTTGTAAAAAAGTCTTTTGGTTTCATATTTTTCTCCTAAGTGATTATTATATACTATCTTCGCGGACCTTTCAAGATCCTAACGTCCATTTGTTTCATCATGTCATTTTCTCTTTTAGAGTCAATACTCATTTGAGCTTTAGTTAAAGAAGTGTTTGCTCTAAGCTCTGCTAAGTCTTCATTTTGTTCTAATTTCTCCTCAAACTGCTGTTGACCCATAAGATTCTTAGATTTTTCCATATTAATCTTTTCTTGATCCTGTTCTTGTCTAATATTATTATCCATAGCTTTTAAATCAAGTTCTCTAGCTTTTAATTTAGCAATTGGGTCTCCACCGTACTCTCCGGTAATTTTTGCTTCCTCATCTTTGAATTCTTCAGTAGATTCTGCAATTAATTTTGCTTTTCTAGACTCTAATGCCATAGACATTTGCATAATCTGTTGTTGGAACTGCGGATCTTGTTGCATTTGAGGATTTTGCTGTGCCATTTGTTGCATTTGCATCAATTGTTGTATCTCATCTCTAAATTCTACCTCTAATTGCTCTTGTGCCATTAGTGAAATGTGTTCAAAGATGTTTTTTTCTAAAGTTGCCATAACAACGGGTGAATTTCTTGCAACATTACTCGCCATAAAGTTTAAATGCGTTGTAATATGTGCTTGATGGTCCTGTCCTTTGAAAGCTTGGAAAGGTTTATTAGACATTGCTAAAATATTTTCAGTTGCAGGGTCTACTGGAGACGGTTCAACTGGTGGTGGCAAGATTGCATCAATGTTTTTTACACCAATTGCTTCATACATATGTCTATAAGCTTCATATAAATTATGCATTCCTGGATTAGATTGTGCTAATTGTAATTCAGTTTGTGCAAGTGATATTCTTTGCGATTGAGAAAAGATATTAGGGTCTGCAACAGGGATAATATCTACTTTGTCATCAAAATCTGCAACCTTAATATTTTTTTGTCCACCTACAACATCATATGGATATTCAGGGGGTAGATAAGTTTTAAAAACTCCTGCTAATAAATTAAATTCACTTTTCATAGCTACATACAATCGTTTATGTATTGCTGACATGACTCTTGAACCTCGTTCTAATAGAGCTATGGTCGTTCCAACAGCTGCCTGTTGATTGCCATCCCCGACCTGCATGTCAGCGATGGAGGCAAATCTTTGCCCTGCCGCAACCACTGTACCCATCAACTGTAATAAAGTCGCTGAAGGTTCTTTAAATGGTAAAGGCATAAATGCATCTTTGATGTTTCCACCAGGTGCATCGACATCTCTGAATTCGCCGGGCTGTATAGATTGAGCCTCGTCTCTAACACGTATTCCACGTTGTTTGAATCCTGAAGGCAAGTTACTTAAAGTACCTGCATCCAATAATTGTCTTAGTGCAGTAGTCGCCGTTCTTGACAAACCACCGATCATATGAATTAAACCGAAACCATAAAAACCCATTCCAGGTAAAAATTTAAAGTGTACAAAATATTCTTGTTTTTGTTTACTTGGATCTTCTGCTTTGTAGTTTCTTCTAATTGATAATACTTCTCTACTTCCAAGTTCTATTGTTACAATGTATGGAAGTTTAATTCCTGTGTCTTCTCCAGTAGAATCTTTATCTTCAAAGCCTTCTAAATCTAAATCTGTGTGTATCTCTAAAACTGTAAATACATCTTCGTCTCTAGTTCTTTTAACTCCTTCTAATTCTCTCTCTTTTTTCTCTACTTCTGTTTCTTCATTGTAGCCAGGTGTTAATTCTATATCAACATAGAATCCTGCTACTTGTTTTTTTCTTAAATCATTCTCTGACATTTTAATAACATGAATTACAGACTCTGCATCTTCTAAAGATGTTGCAGTATAGGGTACTAATAAATCATCGGCAGGAACAAACTTTGAAACGGCTCTACCTAATAGTTCATCGTAATAAACTTTTTTAAATGCAGAGCCGCTGAGAGGCAGATAAAAGAGCATTTGATCGAACTCGGGTTCATACTCTTTCATTACATCCATGAGCTGATAGTTCATGAATTCTTTGACTCTGACTGACTGGTCTTCTTTTTGTCTATTAGCTAAACCAATAACTCTAGTATGTACGGGTCCAGTAGCCGGTAGTAATTCTTTGTAAGCCTGTGCTTGAAATTGTGTAACTGCTTCTGCTAATACTGGGTGTGTTGCACCACTTGCTCCTTGAAACGGTTGTGTTGGGTTTTCATATTTAAAACCTAAAAGATCTAAACCTTTAGTATAACTATCTTCCCAATCTTTTCTTGCTGATTTATAAGTTTGATAATTTTCTGAAAGTTCTGATCCTAGTTTACCTAAAACATCTTCAGGTAATAATTCTGCTAAGTTGTCTCCGTGACCTTCTCCGCCCGGTTGATTGACTGCTGATGGATCAAAATTAATTGTAGCACTACCATCTTCTTCTTGGACAACGTCAATATCTTCAGGTCCAACTTGTGCTTCAGCTGTTTCTTGTTCTGATATTGCTACTTCTTCGTCGCTAGGTGTTTTAAGTTCTGTCTCTACGTTTGGTAGAGCTTTGTCCATATCTGCCATTTATATTCTCCGAGTTCTCTATTGTTGTACTTTGTTTTAAAGGAACATTCAACCCCTGTGAGTCAGGTCCTTTTAATGGTGGGATTTTATCAAATTTAACATGTTCCATGTTTTTAACAAGGTTTTTATTTTTAACCGTCATCGAATAACCCCCTTCCTGCTTTTTTGTTTTGATACATTTCATATCCACTAACACCCGCAGATAAAGCTAGACCCGGTATTCCAAATCTTCTTGATACGGTCTTAAGTGTTGTTGGACTTATACCTAATCTCATAATATTTGACACTGTCGGTCCAGCGAATCTTGTTGCTTCTTTTGATAAAGATCCCGCAAACGCAGGGCCTAAATAATTTAATGGGTTTGTTGCAATCTCGCCTGCTGAATCTCCATCAGCGATTTGTTGACCGATGTATAAAGGTTCAAGTGCTAACATCCCTAACGGTGTTCCAGTAGCCGCTAATCCTTTTCCCAGGACCCCGGAAAAGGGACCAAGGGCTGCTCTAAATGGACTGACTCTGTTTTTAGGAATAGGTAATTTATCTGCATCTAAACGGGGACCGCCTAACGGACCTTTCCTAACTCCTGATCCAGTTCTTTGCCTGTATAATTCTGCTCCACCGGGTACCATACCTGCTGCGGTTACTGCACCGATAGCCGGTAGTTGTGCATCGCCGAACACTGTACTTGGTTCTTCTAACGGAGTTGATACCGGTTGAGTCAACATATCAATTAACATATTTTTTTGTTGATCTTCGTTTGATAGATAAGTTGATGGATCATCGTTTCTAAATTCTTTAACAAGTCCTGCAGTTGCGGCACCGGCTGCAGCGAACGCTCCAAACCTTCCACCTTTTTTGGCAACAGATAAAAATTTACTGGCTGCGTTTTGAATTTTAGGTAACATGCCTTCCGTCTTATTCATGTCTTGAGCAAATTTAACTGGGTTTTCATCGATAGCGTTAGTTGCTTCAATTACACAACCACTGCCGCTGGCAAAACCTATTCTACCACCGTCTTTTCTAAAACGTCCGAGACTTCTACAAACTGCACTATTAGGATTTTTGGCTTCTTCCATTACCATTATTCTCAGGTCTTCATAGCCTTTAAATTTATTATTTTTTATAGCTTCTGCTTGATAGTTGGATCTGTCAATAATCGATTGATCTAACGCATCACCGATTAATTTTTTTCCTGTCTTAGGATCCACGGTACTTTTAAGTAATACTTTTCTTATTTTATTAAATTCTGATTTAGCAATATTTGGATTCTTTGATACAGTAGATTTTCTAAATACTTCTTCCATTTTATTTATATCACTCGCTCCATAAGTAAGGTCTGTGAAAGGTCTATCTGCAACCCCACGTTTGCCATGAAATATATCTAATGTTCCTCTTCTTGGTGAATAGCCATAACCATCTACTTGTATTTTTCTATTTAATTCTCTAACTGAAATTTTTTTTCCTTTCTTAAAAGGATTGTCTACCATTTTAGAATTTAAATTATTTAATGCTTTTTGTTTTTCATATAGTTCTGGGAAATATCTTTCCATATAGACAGGACTTGTTAGTTTCTCAAAACTGTGTTTTTTTCCATTATAAGAAAACTCTACTTTACCATAAGGTATTTTTTTACCACGCTCCCATTTAATGGGTGTACGAGATCCTTTTTTAAAAAATTGAATAGGCCCTTCTAAAGAACCCCGTTTATTGTTCCAACTTCTAATTGCATACTCCATAATTTTATTTTGAGGTTTTGCACTATACTTTATTTGATTACCCATGTCTGTGTAACGAGGCATTCCTTCACTAAATTTTGCTGCATATTCAAGTTGTTTTTTAAAAGGTAGTGTGTAAAAATCTCTTGGCATACCTTTACTTCTTTTAATAACATCTGCACTTTCTTTTATATTTTGATATGTTTTTGACTTTTCTAAATTAGATTGACCGCCTGTTCTAGGTGGTTTTTTTATTGTAGTTTCGTCAAGTCCGGTTAATCTCACCAACTGCTCAATTAAAGTTTTTTTTAAAGGTTCATCACTTTTCAACATACTCTTTAAAGCCTTATCAATCTTATCGGGTATGGTATCTAGTTTATCTAGATAGGGATAATAGGCAGTTTTAAAATTAGGAAAATTTGCAGGTCTGTCTTTAAATTTATTTACTATCTTATTTCTTATGTCTACATTTGATGTATATTTTAAACCTTTGTTTGCTTTATCGATTTCTTTAGTTGAATAAGCTGTATCTCTTATAAATTTTGCTCTGTCTGTTGGATTAGTACCTGACGCTACAGGTGATTTGATTTCTAATTTGGTTCTTAATGAAAGAACATTAGCTGTACTAAATAACTTTCCAGTTTGAGTCTTGTAGTTCTTATTCAAGTAGGCTGCAAACTGTTCGTCTGTACCTATATTTTTAGATTCTCTTTGAAACTTCTTATATGCGTCCCTAAAACTTTTTTCTGTTATAATAGTCTTAGCCATTACAGCTCCAGGATTTTAGCTAGTCCGCCTTTTGCTGCATCGAACGTTTTAGGATTGTAATTCATTAATTCTGCTCTTTGTGCCATGTTTTTATCAAGGTATATTTGTAAAGCTATTTTCTGTTGGTCGCTTGGAAGACTTGCAATTCTTATTGCTTCTTCTCTTGGAATATTTAATTCACTAACCGCTTTGTCAACATTTAATTGGAAACTAGGTACTGGTGCTTGATCTAATCCATCATACTTAGTAGCATCAGCTAGAACTGCATCTTTATTTAAATTACCGTTTTTGTCAAATAAAGGACGTTCCATTTTTCCTGCTTTAATTTTCATTGCTGCTCTAGTTCCTGTCTCACTTACAGCGAGTCCATAAAGTTCTGATCTTAAAGCATCATCTAAATCATCAGCTAATAAGTTTTTAAATAATTTTGGATTATTTTCTACTAATGCATCAACAACTAATTCAGCATCATATTTATAATCATCTGTTGGAAAAATATCATCTGCTGCTTTCTTAATCATTTTGTCATCAATTTTTGCTAAAATAGATTTACCCGTTTTGCCACCAAATTTTAAACCTTGTCTAGTCTCTAATCCAGCGATACCACCATCAGCTAATTCATCTACAAACCTTGCAGTCAACGGATCAAAAGCAGGTTCATCCGGTCTTAAGCCTTTAGCGTCTTCTACATTTTCTAAAACCTTTTTTGTAAATATTGCGATCTCTTCAGGTGTGCCACCATTAGGAATCATCTCAGCGATTCTTGGTCCAAAATACTTTTGTACTAGAACTAATGGATCACCCATCGCTCCTCCACCACCTTCCATAATAAATTTCATATCTTGTGCCGACATTACGTCAGATAATGTAGTTGATGGATAGTCGTCTCCAACTTTTAAACTATTAACTAAAAATTCTCTGGCTGCTCCAGTCTTTCCTGGAAGATCACCTTTTGCAACATTTGCCATGATCCCTGTTGCCGCTTCCGTATCATCCCTCATGCCTTGAACTCTATTTTCAAGTTTAGACATTAGTGGACTTGAGGTATCAATATTCTCTGTAGTTTTAAAAGAAGGAAATGCTGCTGATTCGTCACCTGGAATTTTAGCGGGATTTTTTATTGCATAAGATACACCTGATTGTCCGGGTTCATCCGCAACACTTGTAAGTTCTCCAGAACGATTAATTGGTCTTTCACTAGCTGCGTCA